CACATCCTTGCCGCTCATCATGTTCTTGACAGTGATGAACTTGGGAGCATACTCAATGCGAAACATATCGTCAAAGTAACCAGCGCCACGGAGAGCATTGACTTCACGATCCATTGCAGCATTGTCCTTGCGGTCAAAGTCATATGCGTTGACAAAGCGTTCACCGCTCTTGCAGCGACGATCAAAGCGATAAATCTTAACAGTGTAGACCATTTTGTATCTCCGTTTTCTCAGCTTATAATTAACTATACACCCGTTTTATGGGCATGTCAACCGAAAAGATTAGAATACTTCTGCATCCCGAAAGTTTTCTGAAATATCCTTGAAAATAGATAGACGTTCATCTACCGTCAGGTCCTTAATTTCAGAACCAAGTACTTCGTCAATGCCGCGCATAACCCGCATCATAACATCGTCAATGTGTTCACCGTTAGAAAGAAAACCCTTGTTCATATTCAATCTCCGTTTTTCAGCTTATAATTTACTATAGCAAAATGGGTAACTAATGTCAACCACTTTTATCCAAATTCTGCAAAAAAGTTAGGACTTCTTCCTCGCTATCATAGATACCGTGATGGCTGATAGGGTTAGATAATGCTACGTGTATCTGATTACCAAATTTGCGGATGATGCCGAACCCAGGATAGCGCCCAGAACCAGGCGCACGATTGTTCCATCGGGTACGGTTAGAATGGGTCCATGGGAACGGTTGGCAGTCGTAATCAACTCCCAACAGTTCAGCGCACTTATGATAAAAATCTTCTGAATTCATAGATTAACAATACACTAGTTTGGGTATGTTGTCAACCTAATCCTGTCTATTATATTAGTTTTTTCTTGGTCATTCATATTTGACCAACTTGCTATTTCATCAATGGTTCTCCCGCACCCTATACAAGTGCGGGAGTTATCTAGCTTACATAGTTTAATGCAAGGTGATTTTACCACTTTATCAGATATCCGTTAGTATCCGGAAATCTAATATTAAGAAGAACGATTTCTTTGGTTATGGCTTCTTCGGACCAATCTTTGAAACGATATGCAATTTTGAATTTACCGTTGTGATAAATGTTTACTACATCTTTACTAGATCCGGGAGACGCCTGCTTCGTTACTGTACGATATGAATTCATGACATTACCTCCCCCAATATAGTAGTATTTATTACGCTAAATCAAAAATGTAAATCCAATAATTATGCCCAACGATACAGTAACAACTGCTGCTACCATCGCATTAAATACGTCATCCTTAGTAGCAGGTTGGTTCCAATAAGATTTTTTCTTATCAGTCACGCTTATTGATAACCTCGTCAACCAAACCATAAATACGTGCTTCTTCTGCACTCATAAAATAGTCTCGTTCCATATCAGAGGCAAGTTGCTCATAAGTCTTGCCACCGCTGTTATGACGAACATAGATTTCAGTCAATGACTTCTTCATTGCAAGAATTTCTTTAACCTGAATTTCCATGTCAGTCGCTTGACCACGGGCGCCGCCCGATGGCTGGTGAATCATGTGTCGTGCATGCGGAAGCATCTTACGCTTGCCCGGTGCACCTGCTTGAGCAAGTAATGAACCCATTGAGCANGCCTGACCCATTACAATCGTNGTAATGTCTGGCTTNATAAACTGCATAGTATCATAGATTGCCATACCAGCAGTNACNCTACCNCCGGGGGAGTTCACATAGAGTGAAATGTCAGCATTAGGATTCTCAGACTCAAGATAAAGCAANTGTGCTACAATAAGATTTGCCATTTGGTCATGTACTTCGCCCTCAAGCAGAATAACACGATCTCTAAGCAAGCGTGAATAGATATCGTAAGAACGTTCGCCTTTAGCGGTTTGTTCGAGTACCATTGGAACTAGTGTCATTAATNATCCTTTGTGTTGTTAAGAATATCACTCTACAACACTTTTCAGATTATTACAACTATAATGGTTACCTTTTCTTNCGGCCAACGTTACCCATGCCACTAGGAGTTTTGTCAGTCGCGGTATCTCTATTTTTTCCTAATGCAATATCGCCAGCTTTTTTGGCAAAATCCTTATCGTCTATTCCTTGTGTGGAGCGGCCCGTTTCATCAGGCAATGCTAAATTAGTTTTAGCCTCAGTTTTAGCAAGCTTGAACGAGAACCCGCCCTTTGAAGGATCCGTTGCACCAGCTTTAGATTCTAATGTAATTTTGCCCTCAAGCTTTGCTGGCCACTGGGTAGAAAATCTTAGGGTTTTTGATTTACCCTCGTAATTTGCATATTGCTGAACAAAGTTCATATCTAAAATTGCCAACACCACATCTTGGAAGTTTGGTAATGCGTTTCCTTCGTTTACGGCTAGCATTACTGCTTGTTTAGCAATGTATGATAGTTTGCCCCCATCACTTGATTTATTGGGATCGCCACCGAAATCATTCCAAAGATCACTATATTCTGTTAATTGTAAATTTTTACCATCTTTAAATGCTTTTACACTAGCATCAACTTTGCCTGAAACCTCAGCCACGTTCCACGGTAAGAAACTATCAAACTTTTTAGGGAGTTTATCCGGTGCATATTCATGTATCAAGTTCATGGTAGCAAAAATTTGCGATGTAGTTTTTGGTGTAGGGAGATCTGCTGCGCCATTACATAAATCAATGAATCCAACAACCCCTGCATAGTCAGGATTGTCTCTAATTTCATCAGAAATCTTAAGACTACTCAAGCTTGGGGCTGCGCCGCCGCCTTTGCCCTTACTTGAAATGTTAACCGCGTGTTGTGTTTTATTATTCTTAATCATTGCAAAACTATCTGCAAGTGGAACATTAGCCTTTCCTGGGAAGAACAGTGTAAGATCGGAAACAGAGCCGCCTAACCAATCTTCAAAGCTATCTTTTTTAGGAAAATCTGATGTGCCGACCACTAAAGCAAGAACTCCTAAATATTCACCTGCATAGTCAATAATACTGTCACGGACTTTAGTAGGTACTTCTTTAGGAATAACTGGGTCAGCGCCCTGCATAATAGTTTTAGCCATTTCAACAACGACTCTACCATAATCAGTAGAATTCAATACTTCATTGTTAATGATAGCATCACCTAATTTACTTGCAGGAATATCTCTGTCCGTAATACCAATTTGAGAAGGTTTTAGAAGTGCAGTTTCTTTTCCGGTATCTTCACCCTCTTCTCCCTTACTAGCTTGACCTCCCAGTTCGGATGTCTTCAATAGCTTACTTAAAGGAAGTTCTTCTCCCGTACCTAATCTTAACTTAAGACTTCCGGAAAACTTTCCGGTATCATATAGCTCTTGAAATCTGTCGGCTTCCTCAGGGTCAGCGACTACCGGTTCCTGATTAATGTTATAAAAAGGTTCGCCGGTACGAATCATATCAATGAACTTTTTAAATCTCTGAGGATACTTTTTAATAGTTCCTGGATCTAAAGTTCGTGCTTCTTCAATATAGGTAAGTGTGTCAATAAGGTCTCTCATGTATGTATTTATTCTATTGAGTTTGGAACAAGTCATAAATAATAGTAGAAAACAAGATAATAGGAGAAATATAATGTTAAGTAAGTTTATCGATGCACTTAAAACTTTTTTCAGTGCTAAACCAGTAAGTTTGCAATTTGAAGAAATGCTTCTTCAAGAAGCTGTGCAGAAAATTAAGGATGAGGATGCTGCTAGAGAAAAGCTTGCCGCAGTAGAAGCTAAAGCTACTGTAGCTAAGGTTGAAGTTGTAGCTAAGACGGCAGCACCTAAGGTCAAGGCACCCAAGAAGCCTGCTGCTAAAAAGCCAGCAGCTAAGAAAAAGCCAACTATGAAAATCGTTAAGTAACATTTATGCAAGAAATCGGCTTTGATATTATAAGCGATTTAAATCTACAACCCAACGATAGTTTTAACTGGCAAAACAAGGCTACTAGTCTGTATTGCATCGTAGCCGGGAACGTTAGCAGTAATCTGCGGACAGTGATACAAGTATTGCTTCACTTGTCTACATTATATCATGGTGTATTTTTTGTTCCCGGCAAGCTAGAATACGAAACATCCGATTCGATGGATACCCGAACTAGAGAGTTACTTGCAATAGGCGATGGTTTGGACAACGTACTCGTTCTGCATCACAATGTTATAGTTGTTGACGGAGTGGGATTATTAGGATCCAACGGTTGGGGAAACATCGAAAATATACTGGATGCTAAAAACATAGAGATGACTGCTGCAAAGTATGAAGATTTTACATATCTACTGCGGTCATTGGGTAAACTACAAAAACACTTAGATGTTAAGAAAATTGTTGTTATTACCAGCGCGGTACCCAAAGAAGAATTATATTTCGGAGAGATACCGGATAACGTAGTAGACCAAATGCCTCTATGTAATATCTTAGAAGATGATACCGAAAAGAAAGTTTCTCATTGGGTATTTGGTACCTACGACAAACCAGTTGATTTACATATTGATAATATCAATTACATTAGTAACGCAAAAAATCAATATGGTCCATACCACGCAAAGCGTTTAACAGTATCAATTTAAATCTGATTCAACCTTAACTTGCAGCGGATAGCCTTGGGCACGAGCGTCAAGCGTAACTTCAATGCCCTTCTGTTCAGCAATTTCATAAGGAAGGATAGCAACAACAGCACTTCCCTTTTCATGAATATCAACGGTAATTTGAGTTGCAGTTTCCTGAGTATAATTGAAATAGTCAATCAGTGACCCAATTACAAATTCCATTGATGTGCGTTCATCGTTCAGATAGATAATCTTGAACAGGGGAGGTTCGGTCAATCCTAAGTTAGGTTTAATCTTTGTATTGACTTCTGCATTTGACATTCTTAATATCCTTTTAAGGGTGATTGCGGGCATGATTACCCGCAATCATTAATTTATTTATATCACTTAGTATAGGTAATTGCAACCGTTTTGGGCTTTTGTTCCTCAGGAACTTGGCGCTCCAATTCAATTGTGAGAATACCATTCTCAGCCTTTGCACTAATTACCTCAACATAGTCAGCAAGTGTGAACACTCGATCAAAGTTGCGGGCACTGATGCCGCGATGCACATACTCTACATCTTTTTCTAACTCATCAAGGCTTACTGTTTGTTCGCCTTTGATAGTGAGAACATTCTTTTCTAGTGTGATTTTGACATCACCTTCTCGGAATCCCGCCACAGCAAGTTCAATTGCAAATGCATCTTCACTGTGCTTAACGATATTGTATGGGGGATAGTTGGTATTTGTTTGTTGTGCATTGACTCGCATAAGCTCATCTAAAATGCTATCAAATCCGATACCGAACTTGTGAATTGACGGAATGTCAAGGGAACGAAGGGTTAATTCTCTAGTCATGTTTTTATCTCCTTTATAAGCAAGACTAATGTTGTAGACCTATAAAAGCATCTACAACATTATTTATTATACATTGTTGCGTAAAAAAGTAAAGTATTATGGTTAAATTAGTGCTTTAGGATTGACTATTAATTCGTCGGTGATTGTTAGTGCTTCTATACCGCTGTCAACATACTTTTTAATATGAAACATGTGGGGCATTAGTACACGTTCAATTTCAGTGTGAAGCCCTCTTGCGCCCGTCTTTAAATCAATGCAGTTTTGTGCAATAGTGCGCAATGCTCCTTCAGTAAAACTAAGCTTAATCCCATCAATAGAAAATAGATACTGATACTGTTCAATGAAACTGTTCTTGATACCCGTTAAAACTGAAACTAGCTGCTCTAACGTCAATTCGTTTAACGATATAGTAGTAGTAAATCTTCCGATAAACTCAGGAATCATTCCAAATCTAGTTAAATCTTCTGGTGATAGCTTTTCTAGACCTAGAATATCGTTCTTGTCCTTTACTATAGCACCGAAACCAATTGTGCTTTGGTTTAACCTAGTGTCAACTATCTTCTCTAAGCCAACGAATGCTCCACCTGCAATAAAGAGAATATTCTTAGTATCAACTTCAATTGTATCGCCCTGAGGATGCTTTCTTTTACCAGCAACGCTCACTCTGCATTTGGTCCCTTCAACAAGCTTAAGTAACGCTTGTTGTACACCTTCACCTGAAACATCACGAGTGATGCTAGATGATTCGCTTTTTCTTGAAATCTTGTCAATCTCATCAATGAACACAATGCCGCGTTCGGCTTTACTAACGTCACCGTCAGCAAGACTCAACAGCATAGAAATCATAGATTCAACATCTTCACCCACATAACCTGCTTCGGTGAGGTTAGTAGCATCTGCGACTACAAACGGTACATTAAGGTACTTTGCTACTGATTTAGCAAGTAAGGTCTTACCTGATCCAGTTGGACCAATGAGCAACACGTTACCCTTTTGTATTTCTAAATCTTTGCTAGGGTGATTAATACGCTTGTAGTGATTTGATATTGCAACACTTAATACCTTCTTTGCATCATCTTGCCCAATTACTAGATTGTCTAGGTGTGCCTTGATACTATATGGATCAACAATAGCTTCTTCTTGCTTCTTATTGTTTTTTGGTGACCCGTCTTCCACAATTAATTGGTTGCATAAATCAATACACTTGCTACAAATAGCAACGTCTTCACCTACTATTAATTTTGTAACTTCGTCTTTGTGATTGCCACAAAATGAGCAATGTTGTAATTTTTTTTCTACCATATCGCTTTCTTTTATAAGCTAGAAGTTTTATTTAGATAATCTTCAATTTGTGCTTTTTCTTTCTCCGAAAGAAGTTCCAAATCATACTCACCTGTTTCAATTTTAGATATAAGATGTCTAACATATTCTTCATTGTACAAGTAAACATCTGATTGCTCTTTGTTAATCTCTATCCACTTGTCGCCGCCGAACTTATATACCCTATTAGGAAGCATGTCTACTCTAACGAAGATATTTCCCTTTTGAGCAAATTTAGGGAACTGTGTTCCAAAGCTTGCATTTCCGTCATTTGATTGATTCGGAGTAGCCATTAGTTCAGGATGTAGTTCCAAAAATACTTTTTTGCTCATTGATTTATCATGGTATTGAACATAACCACCAGCAGTTTCTGGATAAGTAACACCTTCAGTCTGAATAATTACTTCTTTAGTGGGTTCGACTTGCTGAACGGGTTCTTCAATCGTTTCCAAATCATCAGGAATAGGTTCTGATTGTAGTGGTTCTCCCACTCCGTTATTGAGTTCAGCAACATCATCATGTGGTAGTTCGGTAATTGATTCATCTTTATTATCCTCTACACTAGTAGTTACTGCATTTCTTGTTTCTTCTTGGTCCACGCTGTCCCCTGACGGAACTGCATCGGAAGTAGGTGTTTTAGGTACATCTTCTCGTACCACAACATCTGTTGGAATATCATTTGGTTGAATAGGTTCTGAAACATTTGTTTTCTCCTCTGGAAACGTTTCTTCGTCTTCTTTCTTTCGATTTCGTAAATCATCATCTAACCACCGGTAGCTGCTCTGTGCTGCTAATACAAGCATAAGTGCTAGTGGGTCAAATACAAACACAATGAGAATGATTACCCACCGAACAGCACGTTCTAATAGATTCGTATCAGGGTTATCACCGTATATCAATGCAGCAATGTATTTGATAGGGCCGACTTCTGCTTCAATCTTACGTATCTCTGCACGAATAGGCGCAACTTCTTCATTAAGTTTGGCGATTGACTCTTGTTCTGCTGCAATTTCGTTTTGGAGTCTATTGCGTTCTGCTCTTTGCTGTCTACGAACTTGAACAGCACGGTTGGCTCCTTTATCATCATCAGTACGACCTAATAGTTGGTCAACCTGACTATTCATTTGCTCAAGAGCCTTTTGGCTCATGGCAATGTTTTCGCGGGCAATCTTAATCTTTTCGTCAACTAGTTCAACTTTAGCACTAGTATCGCCGCTAACAAGTGTTTGGTCACTGTGAGCCTTAGATAGGAATCCAAAGATACCCATGCTAGTCAAGAATGCAAGAGCAATGACCGCAGGAATTAGATAGAGTTTAAGGTTCCACTTAGCCCTATTCCAATATTTATGTAGCCATAATGTGGTTACTACCTTAGCAACTTCTAGTGAGCCTCCCATAATAATGATTGGGATAACAGCAGCCGCAAAGATTGCAGTCAATCCTAGGATAGAATACCAGGCAGCAATAGCACTAAGCGTAAGTGCTACAATGAGAGTTAGAGTCGGAAAACTAAATATTTTTCTAAAGGTCATTAAGTATTTAGTCGTGTAAGCCAAATAGATGTCCGAATGTTTTATCAAATTCATCCGCTGTCATTAGTAGTTTGCGAGGAATCCCCGGACCCTGATAGATATGATACGTAACCCAAGGACCGTCATCCCTTCGCTTTACTTGAACAACTTCAATTCTATCGCCGTCTTCAAAGATATGGATTTTGCCTAGTAGCTTTTCAGCCCATTCAGCAGTATCTTTTACTGGATCATAATCGTCAAACTCATCAATCTCATCCATGTTACTCACCTAACTCGTAATTAGTTTCATATCCACCTTTGAGATCCTGCCACCAATCATCTTCTGGCTCATAATCATAGTCAGCAAAGAAATCATAAAAAAGGTCAGACTCCTCATCAGTAGGCTCTTCTCCGATAACTTCAACGTCCCAACCTTCGGTGTTGTGACTTACAATCTCTTTGAATCTGTTTAATGATCCAAAAGTATTGATGATATCCTCATCAGGAATATCGTATTTAAATTTACGAGTTACTTTATGTTCTTCATTTTTAATGACTTTCATTATTCTTCTCCTAAATAAAATTGTTTCATACGAATTTCAGTAAGCGTAGGATCCTTCAATGCACAATCATGACATATTTCTTCGTGATTGAGTCCATACGGACGGCAATCGTCAATGATGCCGCACTGTTCGCAACGCTGTGGAATTTCTTCAATAATGATTTCAAAGTGTGACATTTATTCTTCCCAAATATAAGGGCCTTTTTTAGGCACTGCAAAATTCAAATAAGTTTGAATTCTTTCAAGATCATTCTTATTCTTTAGACTGATTAACTCGTTTGCAAAATGCAGTTCAACTCCCCGATCTAATGCTAGCTCTAGTAGTTCATTGCGGCGTTCTGCGTCATCAGTTAAGCAATACATACTGCAAAGAACAATGCCGTCTGGACGTTCTTTAATGTAATACTCTAGACCAGGTTGCCAATCTAGATGCTCATTTTCAAATTCGTAGCTAGTATAATTAATTTTGTTTTTAACACAATAAGGTTCAATAATAGCACGTTGCATCGGCAAAGGAATATCTTTGCTAAACTTGCTATTCCAACCTGCGTAGGTAATAAAGCTTTTACCGGTATAGTCCATAACTTCTGCAATTTCATAATCTCCGGGCAATCGCATGAAGCCGCCAGGAAGTCTGCGGCCCCATTCTTCACCTTCAATTAGAATACGCATGTCCATACTGACACGAGTATAACCTTCTTCATTGTTGACGTTGCCGTGAATTTGTTCCTGAAAGAACAGATGACTTTGACCAGGATTTAGTGTTACTGGCCATGCATGTTTCAAGCTTTCTTCTTCAAGCTTTTCTAGACTCCACTTTTCTGCTAAGACCTTTTTAGTGATTTCTCTGCTAATATCAAGGTCCAACATCCACATTGTGTTAGTCTTCTCTGCTTTAGTAAAGGGAGTCCAAATAGTTCTACAGCCGCGACCATTACCTACAAAGATACCTTGATGGAAAGCAAGTCTACGCCCAACCGTTGCTTGATTGGGGATAACAACTCGTAATGTACCCTGACGTTGAATCAGATATCGCTTGTTGCTAATACGCTGCGGAACAATGCTTGCCGCAAATTCATCAAAGCGTTCCATAAAATCTTTGCGGCTACATGCATTCTGCACATGCTGTCCTACCCTAACTACTTCGGCTGGGGACAACACCTCATGCAAGGTTTCAAGTTCTGTAACCTGAGGAGCAATTTCTTGAATAACAGACAAGGCCCATGCGGGCCAATTGTACTTTTCTAGATCGTAATCTATTTTTTTATTATTCCACTCAACTTCTAACTCATTCATTTCTTAAACCTTTCATTATACTCAAGGTGATTCAATACTCCGCGATACAAAAAGTACATCAATGCACCCAAAACTGCAAAGAATATTATCGCCGGGTAGTGTGCAATAGTATACAATGCAGCAAACAGCCCGAAAAATACAGCTAAGGTAATCAGTATTGCTTTATATTTAATGTTCATGCTTTATCATCCCTAAATCTAACGAAGCGCGGGAAGCGCAACGAATATGTACCATCTTGGTTCTGCGTAATAGCATCAGCCATAATCTCAACAGTGCGACCAAAGATCAAGTTGCGGTCTTCCCACAGACTGTCACGCTCTGCGTCACTGAATCCACTACCAGCATTGACTGTAATTTCCTTACCATCATCAACACCATTGCAGACCAACGCACCCAAACGGTTCTTGTTACGACCGGTACCTTCTTCAAGACCAATCACTTCAAGGTCAACCGTGATAGTAGGCTTCCACTTCATCCAGTCAGTACTACGCTTACAAATGTAAGGTGCATCAAGGTTCTTAATCATGATGCCCTCAAATCCAGCGGCAACCATATCCTTAGCGTAACGGTCAATCTGACTCTTACCTTCGTGAGTATCGAGGTCTACTTGCAAGTGAGGAAGCAGCTCCATATTAGGCATCTTGTCAAATGCAGGCTGCATAGCTTCAAGCAAAGCAATACGCTTGCTTAACTGTGTATTCCAATGACCACGTTTAAAATCAGTAATAGGAATGATATCAAACACGTGGAAGACGCTATCTTCGGCTGATACATTTTCTTTGCGACGGGCCTGACGCATCAGTTCTTGGAAGCTATTACCTACTACTTCACCATCAAGCATGAAGCCCTGCTTGAGAAGACCAGTAGACAGGCCATTGACCTTGCCAGCCGCCGCAATGATTTCGTTGATATTAATCTCAACCTGCTTTTCAATGTGGTCGAAGTTCTCAAACACCTTACCATTGCGGCTATAGCACACAATATCGGCAACTCTGTTAGGGCGGTAAAGATGCGGAGCATACGGAATAACCATCATCAATACACGAACGCCATCAAGCTTAGGCTCAAGACGCTTAGTACCCTTCATTTCAGGGCGTCCCTCGCTGTTAGTAGCAAGCTGACAAGTGAAGATGGGAATCTCGTAATCTGTACCCTTGCAAATCTTGTTCACTGTAGTAGAACTAATGCCACTACGCATATCACGACGAAGGATAGGAGCTAGGAATAAGTTCCATTCTTCACTATCAAATCGTTCACTCATTTCGCTGATAGCGTCACGAGCATCATGACCCGTAAGTTCTCGGCGCCAAAGACTGTTTAGTAGTTCAAAGAACTCATCATACGGATTTTCGGCGTCAATGATTCCGATACTCTCGGGAATCTGCTTGACACCGAATGTGACATATGGATTGTAGCAGAACTTAAGACCCTGCAAAAAATTGATAGACACTGTATTGCCGAGGTTAGCAGCAGTTAGTGCTTGTCTGACAACATCTTCCTTATGCAGGCGTCCGTTGTCTTCGTTTAGTTGTGTTATAAAACTTGCGCTCATAGTCTTGTTATACTACATTAAAGTGTGAATGTCAATCAAAAAGGAACATCAACCGGTCATAGAGGAAGCTTTAGTTTGCGGCGGTCAAACTTATTACAGGAATCACAGTATCGTTCCTGTGCGTGATAATAGGATTCTTTATATGCCTTGCCC